TGCCATGTTGATAGTTCCTCCTGGTTCTTAGTTGATGGTCGTCGGTGTTCCGTAACGCTTGGATCCTTCGGCGATACGGTCGACGGACGTTTTAATGCCCGGTTCCCGAAATTCACCCTCCCCGCGATTGCGCGCGTTGCGGAGGTCGTCGAAGTGCTGCGCGTTCTTCCGCGCGGATTCGGCCTTGCACGAGAGGCAGTTTTCCATGGGTTTATCCTTGTGCTTGTCGTCCTCATGGTCTTTCTCGTTTTTGGCGTTCTCCATATCCTCTTTGTCCTTTTTTTCCTTTTCCTCTTTCTCTTTGGCCTCGGCGTTCTTGCGCTCTTCCTCGTCCATTTTCTCTTTGTCTTTTTTAGCCTTCTCGTCGTCGGCGTTTTTGAGGGAGGCTTGATAGCCAGCGACCAGCTCCTTAACGGGGATTTTCTTCCCGTCGAGGTCGATCACCGAGTCCATGCCGATCTTCGAATTCTCCAGAGCCTTGCGTTCCTGATCCGCTTTAAAGCCCGCGATGATCTCCTCGAGCTTGGTTTCTTTGCCTTCCACTTCCACAACCGAGTTGGTCAATTCGAGCTCGGCTGGTTCGTTGGATTTTTCTTTCTGCCAGAATTTCAGTTTCATAGGTCCTCCTTGGTTGATGATCAACCTGGCCCCTTCGTACCGCGGGTTGTTGACTATGGCCAGGTGTGTGTACTCCCCTGCTAAAACCTCGCGGTCGTAGGGGATATTGTTGTGGACGCCGCCCGGGCCCCAGGCCGTGACGTCATAGGCGCAGGACAGCGAGTAGCCCTTCTTGGCGTTCTCACGCGTTTCGTCATCCCAGACCAGGCCGTCTACCCAGAACCAGCCGTCGTCCGGGTTGTAGCGGGGGTTGCCGGCCAGGATGCCTTGGGCTTTGCCAGCGTCGAAATCGTCGTTCGAGACTTCCTTGTGCATGAAATTGAAAATGGGTTTACCGACGATAGATGCGAGCATGTTGTCGAGCGTTTCTTTGCGGACCAGGACTGTGCCTACGTCGTCATAGTGGACGAGGCCGGGCTCGATGAAGCGCATGGGGACGGTGGTGCCTACCTGGCCGCGGGCGTTCTTCATAGGTTTGGAAGGCTCGGACATCACGCGCTTCAGGTACTCTTTCAGATCGGGGTCATCGTCATTGAGAATGGGATTGCCGGTGTTCTCGCGCCACTTGGAATACGCCACGGCCGCCCGCTGCTTCTGATCAGGGAAGTCCTTCACCGCTTCGGGTGATCCCATGAAGCGGCTGATGAAGTCCTCTTGCGGCTCTCCGTGCTTGGGGTTCGGCATTCTTTCTCCTGACCCGAAAAAAGGCGGGATCAAAGCTCACTTTCGTGAACCTCGATCCCGCCTAGAATCCGGGTGTTTACCGTCGTTCTTAGGAACGTGAGCCGGAGCTACCGGCGCCGGTTAAATTGGTTTACTTCTCTTTGTGATAGTTCGCTTTGTGTATCTTCAAATGCTCCGCAGTCCAGAATTCATCTTTGCATTTATCGCATTTGAATGACTCGCCCTTTGGTTCTGCGTTCTCCGATCCCCACCGCTTCTGCCCTTCAGCTAACCTGGCCGAATGATCGATATCCACTAGATTCTCCCTCTCATTCCAATAGGCCGCCCCTTTAAAGCTTTCGCAGTCGCATCCTGGATGAAGACACATGAGCCAGCCTTCTTTTTTGATGTGGTGTTCGGATTCTGGGTGATGGCATTGACCACAAGCTATTCCTATTGCTGGCACAAACTATTTGAGGATCTTTCCGAGAATCCATTGAATAAGCCCAAACCCCAGACCAAAGAGAAACCCAAACACTATTTTTTCTAATGCGTCGTGCCAGTTCATCGTTTTACCTCCCGCACCACGAGTGTTTTACCTTCCAATTTGAAATCGACGTCTGCGACGGGCTGTTTAGAGGCCACGGCCCGGGCGACCCGTTGTGTAAAGGTAAGGCCGGAAGTTTTCATAGCTTCGCGTTTCATGCGTCGGACAATACTCACGCCGCCACCGCCATAGGCGTCAAAATCGGGATATCCACGCACCGGCAGTTGAAGTCTTCGCCGGGGTTGGCGCGGCGTACTTCAGGCATCGTCTGCACAATAGGTGGATTGGCATATTCAAATATGTGGCCGTCCAAGATGCGATGATTGTTGGCTCGTGCAATTCCTTTTGTTCCGGGTGATGGGCGTACCCGTTCATCGTGGCTCGTGCTCCATCGGTAACGAGTTACGCCTGCTTCACTAAATCGTTCGCGTCTATATTTCGACATAAAGAGCGCCGTTTCTTGGCGCGCTAGAAAGGCCGCTTTGTTCTGGCTTACCGCATAGCGGCCCTTGATGGAATCCACCAGCTTATCGAACCGATAACCCTGTTGCGCGTTCTGCTCCACAGCGCTTCGCAGATCGGTGATCATCTCGCGCGAGAATTTTCGGATATAGAGCTTCAGGTTTTCGTTGTAATCCTTGACCAGCTCACTGGCCGACGTCTCAGAGAGCTGGGGAGCCAGTTGGATCTGGGCCGCCACCTCGCGGAAGTCCTTATGGATAGCGTCAAAGGTCTGCTTGGACCGGATGGTCTTGGTGTCGACGAGGCTATCCAGATCGCGCTGGATTTCATCCAGCCGGCGCTTCATGGTGTCATGGGTCCCGCGCGCGGTCTGCTGATAGATGGACGCCTCGGCCTTCACCCATCCTGGGACCTGGACCGGGTCCATGCGATAAACCTTTGATTGTCGATCAAACCGGGCGCCGATCGAGCGCAGGGCTCCGGCAATGGCTACCGAGAATTGACCAGAGAACACCCCTGCTTCATATTGAACCCGCCCGGATCGTAAAGCCGCTTGAAGCGCATTTTCAGAGGCGTTGGATAATGCCTTGGCTGACGGTGAAATCTGGGCGTTGGCCTCTTGGACGATAATAACCAAAGGCTTAAACAGGAGGTCATAAAATATCTCCATCAGCTGGACCTCAATGGGATCGTAGTAGGACGGCTTCAAATGCTGGGCGGGGATACGGATGGTCATGGCTGTTCTAACTCCGCTTCAAATGCCCATAAAAATGTCTCATGTTTCTCCAATGTTCTCTGTATTGATAAGATCAATGATTTTTGTTCATCAAGGTTTAAGCTCACTTCTATTCTTACGCGGCTCTTAATAATAGTCATGAAGGTATAAGTGGAGGCCGCCCATTGCCTCCTGGCATCTCTAGGACTGTAGGTTGAACAATCTTGTAATCGGTCACGATGTGGATCGCATCGGCCAATATTTTAATGGCTAAGAGCTTTTGTTGAATCGGTCCCTGGATCTGCACTTCGCCCTTGTCCAGATCGCATTCGATGGTGAATCGTATCTTGCGGTGAATGTTCGGTTTTTCGTCGTTCACGATTTTTTGTCTCCGGGTTCAGGTTCGTCGCCGTCGCCCATGTCACCGCCCTGGTGAAGCGGGTTTTCGAACAGGTCACCGCTTTTGGCGGCCTGGACTTCTATCGGCACCAGATTCTCGGCGTGAAGGAGTTCGGCGTATTGTTTGGGGTCCATCAGGCCGTCATCGAACATACCTTTATAGCGGGTATACTGCTGCATCTTAACGGTTTCCTCCTCAACGGCTCCCAGCACGCGCAGGGATTTATAGTCGAAGTCCAGATCATACAAGTCCCCGAATTCGTGAATGCAGAGAAGCTCCAGAACTTTCTTGATGATCGGGCGCATGGGCTGCCGGACTTCGGATTCCACCAGGGCCACATAGTTTTCGATGTCGTCCTCGCCGGAATTAAAGCCCGTAGCGGATAGTCCGAATAGCTTGGTCAGCGGCATCCGGAGCGCGCTGGCGATGTAAAGCATGTTCTGTTTGTGGACTTCGGCCAGGCCTGAGAAGGTGATCTGTTTTTGCTCGTATTCGTCGAGTTTATCCATGACCAGGGCATTGTTATAGGACTTGATCTGGTTCATCAGCTGCACCCGCTGCTGGGTGAGCTGGGTGCCTTGCTTGGTCACCAGCTGGTTGGTGAAATTCTCAAATCGATAGATATCGACTTTGGCCTCTTTGAGCAGTTCGTAAATTACATCCTTGGTTCGGAGGTAGAGGTTAAAGTCGGGGACCATGCGTTCGTATTCGGACATCCCCCAGCCCTGCAGAACGAATTTGACGAGATAAGGCGCGGCCTTGCCCGCCAGGGTGAGCACGCGCGAGTTGTGGATCCTTTGACCGTAGAAGCTATAGTACTCGGAGAATCGGTTGGTGGAGCTGATCTCCCAGCGGCTGGCGGCGTAGAATTCCAGGCGTTTGTTCTGGGTGAGTCGTCGGATATCAAAGGGTGTTGCCGGATCTTCATCGGTATTGATGACGATAGCGCCACCGCCGTAAAGCCGGGTCCAAGAGCCGGTTTCGGTGATCGTAGCAATCACGCCGCCACGATCCAGGCGATCCTGTAGTTTCTTCAGATCGTCCTGATCATCAATTTCGTTTGACCGGATATCGATCCCGCCGCGCAGGGCGTCCAGCACCGGCATATCAATCGCCGTCTGGAGCAGGCCGTGGGTCTTATACATATAGGTCAGTTCGGTCCAGTTGATGGTCAGGGGCGCATAGACGCTGTATTGCGCGATGCTAGAGAGGGACCCGAGCGGATTGTTCACGTTCGGGTTGATGCCCATGCCTTGGATCAGGGACATCATGGAGTTTTGAAGGCGTGTCTGTTTGCCGTTGAGGTTGTCGGTGAGTAAAGCGTTGCTCCGTTGCAAAATAGAAAGGGTCTTTTCGAGTGTGGCTAAGGTGTGCGCTTGCCCGTTCGGTTTACTCATGAGACGAAATTCCAGACGCCCGATTGCGCGTCCAGCCCAAGTAAAACCCCATCACGCAGGTCGTCGTGCTGGGGATAGTTCATCGTGAGTTGGTAGACGATCATGTCCTTTAGAGTAATCCCATCTTTGCTGAGCTTGCGTTCCAATTGGCTGTTAATCTTGACCTTGCCATTTTCGAAGAAGTGCGACTTCGATTCCAGGTTCGCAATTTTGTCCTTTACGTGATCGATCTCTTTCACCGGGAGATTCGTCCGGCGCTTAACTTCAGCGGTGAAATCCTTAAAGCCCGCGATAGACTCGATGCGGACCTGGGTGACGCCCCGTTCGTTGGGCTGCTCGGCGGCCGCATCCTTGAGCAGTTTGATTCGTTTATCGAGCGACAGTTGTTCGTTCCAGGCGTCATGGATGTACCAGATATTCCCCGATCCGTCCGCATATTGAGCCACTAACATCAGGATCACGGCTGTAAAATCGTTTTGTTCCTTCTCGCCGATCGATGGATCGCAGAGGAGAAAGACCCCGACCAAGCGCAGATTCTGATCAAACTTGAGCGTCGCCGGATCGTATTCCCAGCTGGGCTTTCCATCGGTCGGGTAGAGCCAGCTGTATTTGATGATGGCGCTGGCTTCATCCCGGGGTTCGTTCTGGAGCTCTCGAAAGAAGATGACCGACCCCATGCGGGTCATGTCGATCATCAGGCTTTCGTAGGTATTCAGCTCGGGCCACAACACCTCGCCGGGGACCGTATCGGTCGCCCATCGCTTGATGGCTTTGAACGTCCGGCTTTTAACCGTCGAATCCTTCTCGAGCTTCGAGAGGATGTCGTAGTGGTTGATCGCCGTTCCCTGCACATGGAAGGAGGTTTTTCGAGACTTCGCGCGGGCGGGGTAGAGCGACCCCATCAGCCACGCGTTTTTCTTCATCGTCGACTCGATGTTGTTGATGTCCTCTTCGTTGTAGAGGTCATCCACCAGGATATAGTCCGGCCGGATCTGGCGGTAGTTGATACCGCGGATCGATTGGCCGGCTGAGATGGCGGTGAAGACGACACCGTTCGCCAGCACAAATTGGCTGGCGGTCCAGCGTTCCCCTTTCATGTCCCCGTAGAGCTCGCGCAGGAGATCGTTTTCTTCGAGCTCGAGCATGATGCTGGCGTTGATGGCCAGCGCCTTTTCGCGCGTGGCCTGGACGTTCAGGTAATGCTGGAAGGTGTCAGGCTCTTCCAAAGCCTGAAACAGAGGGATCAAGAAGCACTTGATGGCCGTCTTGGCGTGATTCCGGGGCGCCTTCGTGTTGGTGAAGTCGTCGCCGCGGATATCGACGAAGTAGCCGTGGAGCGCGCAACAGAAGGGAAGGTTGAATTTCTCGGGAAAGAGGGCTTTCCCCCATTCGAGAATGTCTTTCCTCTGAGCTGCCCGGCGGGCTACTTCGAGTCTTGCTTGCCGCCTGATGTCAAAGAGCTGCGGATCTGAGACGTTTGTATCAGCTGTGTGAACCTGCACCGTTAGAGATCCCGGCGATCCGTTTAAGCGTCTCGTCGTCGATGCGGGCAAAATTGATCGGAGGAGTCGGCGGGACCAGAGGCCGGCCGTCCTTTCCGGTGACTTCCAGCTTCAGCATGCCGAGCACCTTGGCGGCCAGCTCCACCACCCGGACCCGGTCGACAAACCGCAGGCGCTTGATATCTCCCCGCAGGTCGTCCGAATCAATGCCGGCCACGGCCAGAACGGTGTCCTCGGACATCTCTTGAATGCGCTTCATGGTGCCATCGGAATTAAACGCCTGGCGGGGATCAAAGCGCATCAAGCGAAGGATGGCATTGCGGACTTCGATAGC